TCTGCAAAGATAGTAGATGTATTAATCTGAATGTTAGAGGGTATTGTTTCGTTGTAAATCTCTTTGAGATTAGAAGTATGTGCTTTACCAGCGACTTTCTTGGATGCGGCAAAAGTTAAACTTTGATTTGTTGAACCTGTTCCTGGTACTGCCATTCCTTAATCCCTTTAACTGTATGCCACCTGAAGTCTAGTTAAGTAACCTAACCAGTCTTCGTCAGCAGACACCCTTAGTACAACATACTCAGAACCGCCACCAGTTCCAAGTAGTGACTCACCATTAAAGTTACAAACAATAGTAGTGCCACCAGCAGAAATGTCGATTGCAGGATTACCAGGGTCTGCTCCGTCAAGAGCACCAGCACCATCGACATTAGGATTATTGCTAGTATAAGCAGTCCCAACATCCAACCATGCTGTTTTTCCAGGTATCTTAGCATCTAAATAAAAGTTTCCGTTTGTCCCTAACGATGTCGCTCTCTTAACTAGGGAACCACTACCATAAATGGTTAATGTAATGCTACTTCTGTCATTCACTGTGTTGTTCTGGAAGTGCCTCACAAAGGTTCTTGTTGGGATAGTTAGGGTACTATAGTTCGGATTATCTGGTGGTGCCTGAAGACTACCACCATCATCTACATTTCTTGTATCACCCAAAACACCGAGTTTCTTTGGTGACACTAGATACCCATTTACAAATGCCAATCCGTCAGCATGAGTTGGGTATGTTGCATTGTCATTAACCGTTAGAGAAGAGTTCCACTTGTTACCAGAATCAACTGGGTCTGCCTGATTATTATAAGTGCCAGATACTATTCTGTACTCTTCTATATTAAAATACTCATTTGTATACAAACTTGTGCTACCAATCGACCCAGAAAAAACCATTAGGTCAGACCTTGTTAGTGACCTGATGTTTAGTGTTGATTTGTGTGGGTGAATAATTCTTGAGGTAACAGTCGCATCATAAGAACTGTGGACTCCGAACTCCTCAACAATAGAAGTTAACGAATCAAATAATACAGTTCCAGTAACCTGTATATCTTTAATGTGGCAATTGCCGACATTGTTAAGACTTGCTAGTGTGGTTGATGATGCTGCAACAGATTTTGTTGTAACACCAGAACCTGAGATTCTTATATTCGAAACTGAGCAGTTCGTCGTCGTTGGAAAGGTTACTGCTGTTCCTTGTTGATATACATTTCTATAAACATTTGATGCCTCGTAGGTATAAGATGCTGTCGGTCTAGAAGCAAAATACCCTACACCAGACTGATAAAACAAATCGGTGTGGTCAAATCTGGACATGTCCGATAATGAAGATGTCAGTGCATTTGAGTCCGTATCCACAACCCATTCTACATAATTCGTATTTACATCTCCGCCACCTGTTCGATGAATAACTCTTGCATAATTCCAACCTAGTCGCTGCTCTGCCGTTCCTACTTGATAAGTTCCCGTTCTATATGGTTTTGTATAATCTGGAATTCCGTCTGTTGTCGTGCTCCATCCTACTGCTGAAACACTGAATCCCGAACTGTTTCCATTAAAGTCATTTGTTATCGCATTTATCGTTGAAGATATATCAACTGTGTGAACCTCTGAACCATTAACTTCTAACACCAGAGAACCATCAAGTGCATCCTTGAAAGAATTTGCTGGGTAGTTGCTTCCATTGGAAGATACATCTTCGTTTAGTTCACCATCAATGATTGTATAAGAACTGAATACACCTCTTCTATCTCCGCTGACAGTATAGTTGCTGTTAGTGTCGAAATCAGATAACCCAATCGCTGAACCAGTAGCACTGCTGTAACTCGGGATTGTATGAGATGCACCAAACGAAAGGTTCGCATCACTTAGTCCGGTATCATTAGCATCAATATCATCGAGTGCCAAAGACTCTGTTGCAGTATTTGTTGTCGCACCAAGTGTAAATGTCATTTGGGAAATATAACCTGCCCAACTTTCGTCTGCCTCAACCTTAATCATTATGTGTTCACCGTCTGCAACAGAAGCAGTACCAAAAGTCAAATGGTGAGTATTGTTTCCGCTGTCTGTATCATTCGATGCACCAGATATAAGAGCACCATCATCAGTATCGATACGACCCCATACAAAGTTTTGTGAAGCATCCATCCACCCAGTTGCTCCCGGAATCTTTACATAAAGATGAGCATTGGATGTCGCAAGGGAACTATTGTTAAATGTTGTACTTGTCTTTGATGTAACAATCTTCATGTCTCTCTTAGTAACACCACTTGAGTTTGACAAGATTCTAAAAAAAGTTCTCGTTCCTGTTACTCCAGAATAGTCTGGTTGTCCTGCCTCTACATTAGACAGACCACTAAAGTTACCACCGTTTGGAATATCTCCGTCAACTGGACTGTACAACCTTTGATTAAAATACAGAAGACCATCTTCGTGTCCTGTCGCCCCAGAAGCAGTCATATGATTTCTGGAGTTCCACTCATTTGCACCGGTCGTTGTTGATGCTTGTGAGTCGTATGAACCTGATGCTTTTCTGTATGTCTCGTCATGAAACTTTTCAATTAAGTTTGAACTTGCCAGTGTTCTGTTGTCAATCAAGAACCCATTACCAGTTGTGGCAGAACCAGCATTCGAGAGTGTCGCCTTAAGAGGGTGAGTTGCAGTGACATTCGCAGTGACCGCACCATTAAGTAGCGAAGTCGTATTGACATCAAGACTGGCAGTTACACCAAGAACTTTTGTACTATCTTCGCCAGCACCTGTATCAATCGCCGGTACAGACTGTGCTGATGGGGTAGTCGAATTGCCAACAGTGAAACTGATAGGTGTCCCAGATGCTTGATAGACATTTTGATAAAGATTCGATAAGTCTACTTTGTAGTTTGCGGTAGCATCTGTATTATACTCAACACCTGACAAGAACTTAGAACCAATCAGTGTAACATCTTCAATTCTTTCATTGCTTGCCGCTAAATTATCCACTGAACCAGACGGGTCACTAATCCATTCAATATAATTTGTTTGTTTGTCCGATGAACCGAAACTGTGAATGACCCTTACATAGTTCCACCCAGGAACCATCGAGTTGACATCGACCTTGAACTCTGCCGTTCTGTGCTTGAAAATATACCATTCAGAACCATTGCCGTCAAAACTAGATGCAGTTAGTGAGGTATTTGTAAATCCTGATGTGTCTGCATTTAGCGAAGAGTCAGTACCAGAACCTGGGGCACCTGCACCATTGAACTGCGATAAATCAATTGAATGAATAATATTTCCATTTACTTCTAGTTTCAAAGAACCGGTTTCTGCATTGCCAAAAGCACCAGAGGCATAAGCAACATATGTATTTGTTATGCTCGCTGCCACATTATCATTGAGGAGTCCCGTGATATCTTGAGTGCCATCATAGACACCAAGTCTTAAATTCCTGCCGCTGTTTGTAGCAGAGTAAGATTCATTAATATCAACTGCTGTAAACCCTGCTGCTGTTGCAGAAGACGAATAGTGTGGAACAGTCTGGGTTGCACCGAATGAAAGTTTCGCCGTAACACCGTTTGCTATATCATCCTCAATTGACCGTAAGTCCGGTGCGGGACTTGGAGCAAGAATCTTCAACACTTCATTGAATCTATCAATGGGAGTTCCAATTGGAGTCGATGAAACAAAGTCTGTAAACAAACCATCTGTATAAGTTCCGTCCTCTGCTTCGCCAATGGTTCCATCTCCACCTCCACCACCAGAAGTCAAAATAACATTGTCATTTGAATCAAGAGCAAGAAACTTGCCGCTGACAGGAGTTCCTGAAGACAACCCAGTTAAGGTGACCTCTCCATTGCCGGTAATGTCATTGACATCAATCCTATCCGTGTCGATAAGATTAGAGGTCATGGTCGATGAAGATAAGTTATGAATCGTTCCTGTAGAACCAGACAAACTTGTAAAATCAATATCATTTATCTCTGCTCTATCCGATTGCATTAGGTTGACAGTCACCGTTGAACCAGAAATCGTATGGTAAGTCGCATCCGAACCAGAAACAACAAGATTAATCAAAGGACTTGAACTTGTTAGAACAATATTGTTACTAGAATCTAGTGCCAAGTACTTTGTGCTAACCGCTGTAGCAGATGCTAAACCTGAAAGTGTAACATCCCCAGAAGCATTAATGGAAGTTACATCGACATCGCCCGCCAGTATCCTATCCGCATCGACCAAATTTGATGTAAACAGGGAGGCAGACATGTTGTGGTATGTGGCAGAAGAACCGGAGATGATATCAAGGTCTGGAGTTACACCGTCCGCACCATCTGCACCTGCTGGACCCTGCGGACCTGTGTCACCCTTTACATTTCCAAGATTAAATACGGAACCATCCGAAAGAGTGATTACGAGTTCGTCATCGTCGTTTATCTCCACATTGGAGACACTTACACCATCTGCACCATCCGCTCCGTCTGCTCCCGCAGGACCTGCTGGACCCGTTGGACCTTGAGGACCTCGCTCTCCAGATGTCCCTGCTGATGCACCAGCAGTTGGGAGACCTGGGACAGACACTGGTCCGAAGGTTGATATTGGGTCATCCGCATCAACTGCCTTTCTAAACTTGGCATCTGGTTTGATGCCCGCAAGTCCATAAAGTCTTCCATTTGCCGTTTCGAGTTCGTCTGCAAATGCAACTCGTTCTCTAGGAATCTTTACTTCAACGACACCTTCACGAACAGCAAAGTCTGGTTGAAGACTATTCTTGTCTTGTGATGTCAACCAACCAAGAACTTCAATTCTTATCTTTGTTTCAAACTTTCTTTCTTCGTTGGAGAAGTTTCTAATATTATTGTTTTGTGCAAAGTCTTCTTGAACAAATGCCTCATATCTTAATCTTCCCTCTTCGATGATTACATAGTTGATGCCACCCGGACGAGTAATGAAGGGGGTAAGCATCTGGTTCATTTGCTCTTGATATTCTGAACGAAGAGTTATTTCATATTGAACCGTTACATAAACGGGAAGAGGGATAGTCAGAGTTTGATAGACGGTCTTTCCTGCTGTTTGACCTGGAAAGTTTAGTTGCCCTCTTCTTTTCTTTGACGAAGCATTTTCAAAGTTGGAAGTCTTGTCCTGATTTATCTTTCTTGAAACTTGAATTGAACCACCCTTGACTTTATCAATCGGTGGGATGTTTGCAAATACAGTACCCTTTCTTGATGGGTCCTTGACAATACCAGTTCTCTCAACTGTGATGAGAGGCATGACAAGAGCACCATCTTTATCACGAATTCTTTGGTCACTCTTGCTTTGATACATTCTCTCAGCAGAAGACCAAATTACAGGAACCTTTCTAAAACCAGTAGTTGTAACACAATTGATATCCAAAGTCTCATTCACAAATCTGTGAAGTGCTGAGTCAATTGTCTCCATTGTAGAACGAGGAAATGGTTTATCCTCTATTCTTCTTGGTTTTGTTGGTTTCATAACCATTATCTAAACCTCATAAACCGTACTTTGCCAACTCGTCAGGGTCGACAACTTGTCTCTCTCTTGGGATTTTAACCTCGACGACAGTTTCATTAACCACTTTCTGTGGTGTTCGCTGATTAACTCCGTCTCCGATTAGGTGTCCCAAAACCTTTATATTAAACTTTGTTTCGAACTTTCTCTCTTCATTTGAAAAGTTACTGATATTGTTCTCGTGTGTATAATCCTGCTGAATGAATCCCTCATACCTATGGTTCTCGTCCCTTATGATAATATAATTGATTCCACCTGGAACCGTCATAAATGGTATAACTAGTTCGTTCATCTGTTGTTGGTACTCAGTCCTGATTGTTATTTGGTACATTATTGTAACATAAACAGGAAGAGGAATTGACACTGTTTTGTATACAGTCTTATCAACTTTGTTTGGAAAGTTTAGTTGTCCGTGCTTTCTTTGAGCATGGGCATTCTTAAAATTAGATGTCTTGCCCTGAACTATCTTTTGCATCACTGGAATATTGCCGCCCTTTACTTTGTCTAGTGCAGGAACATTTGCCCAAACAGTACCTTTCTCTGTTGGACTCTTGACCATCGATGTTCTTTCGATTGTGATGATTGGCATAATAAGAGCACCTTCAGCATCTCTAACCTTCAAGTCACCCTTACTAAGTGCAGACCTTTC